TTTAGCTGCTCCAGTATCAAGTAAATTTGATATAAGATTGGCTCCGCCAGACTTCATTTCAGATGAGAATGTTCTCCATGACTCCATCCATTTCTGAGTTTTTGGAGATAACTCATCAAATACTTTTGATTGTCTTTCTGCATCATTGATGAGTTTATTCCATTCCTCATCAGTCTTATTCATGTTATAAAGCAGATCAGGGCCAATCCCTAGTTTCTGAGCAATCAGCCTTTGATCCTCAGTATCTAATTGCTTGAGACCATTCCTAATATCCTCCATCAACCTAGAGGCTGATTTTCTAGCTCCAGATTCATCGGTAACAGAAACGCCAATTCTTGATAGCCATCTAACACCTTCTATGTTTCCCTCTAGCTTTAAAGAGGATATAGCGTCAGTAAGGCCTGCAATCGTATTAATTGCTTCTTCACCGTTACCACCTACGTTATAAAGCACATTACTCCATTTCTGTAATGTACCAGCAGATGTGTTTAATGATTTGGATAGTCTTTCAAGATTTGCAGATGACTTGACGGTATCTTCGACAAAAGCCCCTAATGCTTTACCGCCACTAATAGCAGCATAGAATTTGAGAACAGTCTTTTCTAGTTCCTTTATATTACTGACTTGTTCTTTGTGAGCGACTTTTTCTTCTTTACGCTTTTTGGTTCGTGCTTTTGTTTCTTGGGTGTCTAATGAACCAACAGCCTTTTTTACTTCGGCAACCTCTTTCTTTACATCATTTACTTCTAATCCAATTTTGATTATCAGTTCATCTATTACTGTTGCCATTAGTATTCCGTTCGTTATAACGATTAACAATTAATACTTCAAAAAGATCATAAGCATCTTTTGAACTATATACAGTTTGCAATTCGTTTAATGTTGCCAGTCTATCCGTTATCAATGCTCCATGTATACCGCATACATTAGCGTAACTTATAGACTGAGATGTACTTTTACTCCTTACAATAATACCGAAGTCAGGAGTTAATCTTGTATAAAAAAATTAACGTGCATGGCCAACACCTCCTTGCGTAACAATAACAATGTTTTCACGCTTTGAAAGTCATCAGCAATAATCAATCTTCTAGTGCCTGCGTTAGTCACAATCTCAACACAGGATAATAATTCATCAAGCAAAGGCTCTGCTATATCAAAAGGCACTTTAGCTAATGCTTTAAGGCCTATTTCAGCCAGTTTGGACAATGGAGCATGACCAATGTCATCCGGCATATCAACACCTGCTGAAGCAATAGCCCACAATACTCTTAATGCCCATTTCTCTGCTTTGAAAGCTGGCATTTCAGTAATGCGATAAACTTTATCAGAGTCTTTCCCGACTCCTGCAATATCTTTAGATTCTCTCATAATTCCTTCTTATTATAGTAGAGGGGCTGTTACACCCCTCTTGATTCTATCTTAGATGATAGTAGGTTGTACCGCTTCCCACACAATGCCAAAGTCCTGTGGTTGTAATACAGTTTTAGCATCAGCAAATGGTTTATAGCTAGTCAGAGTACCATTACGCAGAGCATAGGATTTGCCTGTTGCAGTATAGGTTACTGTGCCTGTAATACTATAAACAGTTTTGTTGGTGTTTTGGAATTGGTATATCGCATCAAATACACCAATACTGTCACTATCAGCTTGAAGGTGGACAGCTTGAGTGTATAACTGAGGAATCCAGCCAGATGATTTCTTACCATCTACACCTAACAGGTTCTGAGCGACATCTTGCTCACCAATATCAAATGCCGCATCAGCAGCGAAACCTTGAACTTGATGAACAATAGCCAAGTCAGGAACAGCGATTAAGAATACAGCGTTAGCAGAAGTAATGTTTGCCATGTTCCCTCCTTATAGAACAACGATTGAATTGAGGGTAACTTGCTGAATAGCACCGCCATCCACATAAAACAGTTTTAGCGGAGGACTCTTACGTTGACCTCTGGTTTGAGCATCAGCTGCACCGATATACAGATAATAGCCGTATGTTTGTAATTGCTTAGATACATCTTTACCAATTTGATAATTGATAGCAGCAATCTGTGAGTTGCTTAAAGTCACGCCTTCACGAATGATTCCGCAATTTAATGCTTCAGCAATAGGGTCTGATGTCCAAGCCCTGATCAGGGAATTACCTAGCTCATTGTATGGAGCCATATTTACTTGTAACAGACCTTCAAAGATAGATAGAGCCAACTGACTGTTCAAATAGATCTGACCGATATAAGTATCAAACCATTTGAATCTTGAGCCATTCATAGCGCCATCAGCAAAGATGTTGTAGCTATTGCCTAATCCTGGAGCTGCATATGTACCGAAGTAGGTAGCATTGTTGCTTAATACAGCAGTAGCATAAGCCAAGCTATTTACTCTTGACACATAAGCGGCTAAACCAGCTTGTTGTCTGAATTTCAATGTGGCTCTACCGTTCAATGATTTCCAGTCGATAGAAGCAGCATAACCCGCTACAGCAGCAGCTAAATACTGACCACCTGACTCGGCAAACACTACCAATGAACCATCATAGCCAATTGAAGCGATTTGAGCGCCAATGGTAGCTGAGTTGTTTGCAGTGTAGTTGCCTAATGACGAATCCCAAATGATATAAGCAAAACGATCATTCTTAGATTGAGTCCAGCTAGCAAAGGCTAATGCTTCTGCGTCTGATGGCTCCCACATTGTTGTGAATGTAGCCCAATCATTAGACAAATTAACAATATCTTCCATTGCATCAACTGGCTCATCAATATCATCACCTTGTGACAATATACCGCCAGTTAATCCTAGATCGTCAGCAGTAGAGCCTGAAGCATAAGTAATTGTGACACCATTACCAATGTTAACAGTTGTGATAACAATTTGAGATCTAACAGAATCCCAAGATACTGTAGCCACACCTGTTAAACCTAATGCTGTTTGGATTTTATTCACAACAGAAGTAGACTCAGCACCACCGATACTGGTCGCACCAGACAGGTTATAAGATGTTGACGAGTAAGTAATACCAGTGATAGTGATAGATAATGAACCACTGATAGCTGAGAAATAAGCTAAATTTTTACCTGCTAACGCAGTACCTCTTAACCATGCTGATCTTGATGTTACTGAGTACTCTGTAATATACAAAGTACCAGGCAACTTACCAGCATTATTAAAACCAGCAAAGTAACATACAGCGGCTTGATATTCTACTGAATCAGTGCCGAAGTATGCACCTACATCACTTGCATTACTGTATGACAATAATGAGTATGCTGGCGCTAATAACGATGTGGTCAAGAACACGCTATTAAGTGATAATGGATTACCGCCAGTGCCGACAACACCAGGAATGACGGTAACTTCTTTTGAAATAGGGATTGATGCTGTCATTTTCGTACCTTTTATTTAAAAGTTTTCTTTATTCTATCATTTTTTGCCATTTTATAGACATATAACCATTGCTTAGGTTGGAGCTACTGGCCATTCAATATCTAATGGAAAACCATCTTGCTGAGTAATGTCACGCAACGCTTGGCGGTAGTCTTGCCATTGTTGCCAGTTGGTCAATCGTGTTTGTGCTGTAACGGTGTCTGTCCAGTCTGATTCAAACAATAAAATCAATCTTTTTGCTTTGACATTTTCTGATTCATTCAAAGACAGTCTGTCATTATTGATAATCCATTCCGATCCATTCCAATCGTGAAAATAATCAGGCTGTTTGTCTCTAGTTTTTAGCGATCCATTTTCAAAGTAAAAGCACGATATGTCTTTGAGTTTATCAACTTCAATACAGTTTTTGCTTTCAGGAATCTCACCGTTTGGAAAACTTTGAAGAAACGTAGGATTAAAATTTTGATCGTAAAATAAAAAATTAGCCATATTATCTCTGCAATGGAATAGCGTATAAAGTAATGTCTTTTAAACTCAAATTACCTGAAGCATTTACACTCCATGTAGAAGCCGTTTGAGGTTTCATTTGATATGAATGAGTACCAGATGTCACAGCATTATCAATAAAAACCTTTGTTATCGTTAAAATATTTCCATTCCCTGATGGTTGGCTAATGGCTTCTAAATCAAAATAAGTTGATCCGTATCCTGTAATATCAATGATTGGCGAATTATCGCGATAAAGTTTATAGTTAGACTTACCAGTTGATCCTGATTGATTATTGTAATACGTAGCATTAAAAATAATCATCACAGCAGTTGAATTACTTGGAACAATAATATTTGACAATTGAACCAACGGGTCAGGGATAGCACCTGTTGATGTTATAGTTACAGTGCTTCCAGATGCAGCGTAGACTTTACTAACCGCATTGGCATTAATGTTGTTAGTAGCAATAACATCGCCACGCACATTCAAAGCTGATCCATTCCACGCAATACCGCTGCTAGAATTGCCCAATGAAAACCTTGGCGTTCCAGCAT